AACTCTAGTATAAGTCTGGTTAGCAGTTCCAATACCAGTTCCTCTGTTTTTAACAACAACGATTTTAATAGCACCATCTACAGCATTATTTTTTACAGATGCATCTGCAGCATTATCACCCCAATTCGCTGGAACTGGCATAAAATCAGTAGAATCAAATTTAATCAAATCTGCTGGTTTAATACTATATAAGTATTTCCAAATATATCCATCTCCAGAAGTACCTGGTGTTCTTGGTTCCAAATCAGTAAAAGTTGGTTCATCTAGTGATGGTTTTCCGTCAGGTGTTTCTGGTGTTGTTCCGTTCTGTAAGCAAATATAAACCCTGAAATCACTGTTAACAACAAAGTAGTTTGCGGTATATAATGATGTTCCACCAGAGTTTGGTGGTGCATTAGAAATACTATAATCGTGTCTATAATAATCGTATGTTGTTCCTGAGTTCCAGTTTAGCTTTGGAACAATTTGCTTTACATCAGTGGATGTCACTCTTTTCACAGCAAGCATAGTATCATGATAATCATTCATATTATCAAAATTATCAACTGGTGCTGGAGGATTTGAATCCCAATCACTCTGATACGCTGTTGGATTTGGTAAACCTATGAAAGCATAGTAAGAATTAGCCGAAGTTGATACACCAGCAACGAAATTCTTTGCGTTTAATATTCTTATTTGATCCGTTATGATTGCCGACATGAACTTTTGTTTACACTTTTTTTATTTATTTAGACAACATAGTTTTGAGCTTTGAGAGCGATCTTTCTCTTAACCTGTGGCCCAGTCTTAATACCAGTAACACCATTGGTAGTATTAGCGGTATATGCTTGTGCTATTTGTCTATCATTTAGTTGTAATCGACCCCAACTAAAGTCACCTAAGTATCTAGTGCTATGCCCTTGACCCACTGTAGAATAACCAACGGTATTCTGCAAACCATTCCAATTTAACACTCTACAGAATACTCTTGTTGCTTCCTCTGACTGATCAGTGCCGATTCCAATGGTTGTTATTCCAACATGGTGTGCGACTTCATATATGTTATCTAAGGCAGTGGTTCCAACACCAACATATCCAATAGAACTAGTCATGGAGACTGCTGTAACACCAGATCCAATGTTTGTATTGCTAACTGTAAAGTAATATCCAGTCTGCAATCCACTTCTTGTTACAGCATCAGGGCTGTTAATGTTTTCATCTCTTAATGGAGAACCCTTTGGAATATACAAATCAAATACAATTCCAGTTCCAATACCAATTCCTGCGTTATTTGCATCAGAGATATTTGTTACTATACCAACTTTAGTGATAACACCAAAGTCTCCTTCATACAAGTCAACAGTATTTTCTTCTCTAACATATGTAGGAGGTGCAATTAAAACTACGGGAGGTGCAGCAGAGGTATAACCAGTTCCAACAATTCCTGAATTAATACCAACTGTAATTGATGAGATAGATCCATTCGCAATTGTTGCAGTTGCAATCGCTGTTGCAGTGGTTCCAATACCTGCAAATGGAGTTCCACCAATACTTATAGGTTGTTGTATTCTAACTTCAGGAGCAGAAGTATATCCATCACCAGCATCTGTGATTGAAAAATGCTGTATTGTATTAGCAATAGAGACGATTGCAGTTGCAGCAGCACCAGCAAGGAATTCATATTGTGCACTCGCATTAACAATTTGAATATCTTTTTGGAAATTTCTATCCGAAGGGTTCTCATTCTCAGGATTAAAGAATGGTTTGCAACTATCAATAAACACTTCTGTTTGACCTACACCAACTGATTGTATTAAATATGCAGTTGGGAACAGACTAGGTTCATATAATGGTCTATCCTTACGAACTATCTTACCATCAATAAACCTATCTTCAATTTGCCTATACCATTTAACAGGTCTAGTTTCAGTTGCATCATCACCTATACCTCTTCCATAATACTGATTAGTTACAACCGTATCTGATGATTTTAATTCATGAACTGCTCTAGGGAACTCAACGAAAGTTCTTGTATTATATGCAGGAGCAAATCCAACTTGTAAATCATCACCAACTTTAACTGTCTCTACAATGTCTCTATCTTTTACGTCTTCACCACCAGTTCCTCTATAGAAGAATATTCTCATTACATCATCAGGATTTGGTGCTTCACTCATTGTTATTGAACTACCACCGTTAAATGTATAACCTTCACCAGGCACTTGTAACACATCATTTATGGTTAAGATGATAGTATTCTGCACAACTATATTTGAACCAGTTCTTGCTTGTATAGCAAATGCCTCACCACCAACTGTGAGTGGGAATGCTTTCCTAGATCCATTAAATAGATTTGAAAAATCATCAAGAGCCTGTAATTCACCCATTGTCCACATATTGAATTCATCATGATGAACTTTTTGTAGTGTTAATTGGAAAGGTCTGAAAGGAACTTGCTCTACAGGAACAGCATATGATTCACCAGGTGCAGTTGCAAATGTAGGAACAGTTAATACCTGAGACTCACCATATCCAAATCCTGTGTTAGTAATTTCAAAGTCAATTACACGACCACCAGTAGTAGCAACACCAACGGTTATATTTGCTCTTGCCTGAGATCCACCAACACCAGGTGTTGCATCATTATCATACCAAAGAGGTATATCTTGATATGGTAATGGTGCATCTATGATTGCTTCAAATGTAGATGAACCAACGCCAGTAAAGCCAGGAACAGGGTCAGTTTGTGTGATCGCAATGCTCACAACACGGCCATTCGTAACTGCAGCAGTTCCAATAAATTGAATATTAGGTGTTCCTGTAGAAGTTGTAAAGGCAACACCAACTCTAATCTCAGTTGCTATTCCAACACCACCAATTGAACTTGTTGATGATAAACCAGCATAGCCTGGATTTACTCTATAACCAGATCCACTGTTACCAATACTGACTGCTGTAACAATACCAGAGGAGGCAAAACGAATTGTTGCACCAGCAGATACTAATGGTTGATATCCCAATCCTTCACTTGATGCAACTGATACGATAATGCCACCAGTAGGAACAGTTGCAGTGTTAACATCATTAGCAATAGATGAAGCGGTTCCTGTAAATGTTATAGATGTAATTCCAGAAACTTCTGATAATTGATAATCATTTAACTGACCAGCACCTTGTAATATTCCATTTACCATTACAATACCGAGGTTTGTAGCGATACCAGTTACATTTGTTTTATTTTGTTTTAGAGTAAACACTTCTCTTTGACCATCAAATGATCTTGATATATCATCGATAGCATAGTTTCTACCATACGCATCAAAGTTACCACCCTTAATACCAGACCTGTTAAAGATTCTACCACTGAAACTTGATGTGGTTGTTATGCCAGTAAAATCTCTATCACTAGATGGAAGACCAGTGCTTCCAACACTTATAGGTCTACCTCCTTTTGGTGCTGCAGCAAAGTTGAGTGTATTATCAACTATGTTGTAGTTACCAGTCATTTTCTCAACAACATCATGATTAGCATGTGCAGCGAGTTTAGTTCCCATCCAATTTCGATGAACTCTAATAGCACTACTAATACCTGCATTCTCAACTGCAATTATCTTCATCATTTCATCATTGACCTTTATAACATCTCCACTAAAGAATGACGTTATACCCGAAGTGAACATGATAGTTTCACTCTGAACAAAACTAACTCCAAGAGATGTAGTAACACCAGTTCCTACGATGGGGCTCTGAATAATATTATCAATTGATATTAATGCTCTTGTATTTTCATTTTTACTTATTAAACTATGTGATGTTCCAATACCAACTGAAGTAAGATCCAATGGAAGTGCAATAGATTTCAACGCATTTTCTGCGGTTGATGCAAGTTTAATTAAAGTATCACTAACTTTTATAACAAAGACTGAATCTGGAAGATAAGTTACACTTGCAGGAGAGGTAGATGGTGTAGCAGCAATACCAATATGATCTGTAGTTGCTCCAACACCTGTGGTTGTGCATCCTACTATTGGTTGTTTTACACGATATTCAACTTCCTCACCAGTTACAAAGAAGTGATTTGGAATACTGATAGTGTTATTTGTTAAATTTACAATATCTGTGCTAGATCCATCAAAGTCTTTTTTGAATATTTGATTGGTTTCATTTAATATTGGGAACTTAGTTTTAGATCCGAAGAAAGTTCCTTCATAGACATCAAACTTAGTTTGAATAGATCCAGACTGAAGTTCAATCTCATTAGGATCTGTTCCTTCAATAGATTTAAGTGCATGTATGAATGTCTTAACTTCAACAGCTGTATTTGCATTTGGAACAAAAGTTATCTCTGTAAAGCAGTCTGATCCATCTCTTCTTCCACCTATAGTTCCTATACCAGTTGCATTTGCATTAACACCTGCTCCAGTTACAATATTTCCATACTCTGTCATAAACACACGAGTATCATCGTCAACCATCATGATTTCTGAGAACTCATATCTATCATTAGTGGTATCTTTAACTTGAACAATAGCATATGCTGCGTCAAATTCTTCAACATAGCTACCAACACCCACAGGATATGGTGCAGATCTGGATGGTATGGTTGTTGATTGTGCAATCAGAGATCCATTTTTTAATTTTACTGTTCCTATCCCTGTATAAGTTTCAGATGATATTCCTATAGTTACCGAGTTTATAAATGCAGTCGTAATACCAGCGTTTGGTGTAAATCCAATTTGAATCTGTGCAGTGGTTCCAAGACCGACTATGTGTGGTCTAAATGTTCCTAATGGTTCTGCAGCTAGATTGTCTCTTCTGTTATGAATGGTTAACTGACCATACTGCTCAAATGCAACAGTAGATCCTAAACCTACAGCACTTTGATGCATTACCATACTTAATTCATTATATTCAACTGTTCCTTCACTTGTTGCGATTGCAACTATTGTTTTAGCAGATCTTGGGCAGAACATCTCAAATGGTGCTTTACCAGCAGCACTTGGAAGCCCTGTTGTGGTTGCACTTCCTACGGTGGCCACAATGACCTCTCCACCGCCATGAGCAGTTCCACCTAGTGTTGTGGCAGCACCGATGTGAACAAGTGCTCCTACAGGATTTGATCCTGCTCCTATGCTAGTTGATACACCAGCAGTTAGTGAAGTTGTAAGACCAAGTTCATTAAGGTTATATGATAGAGTTGTTACATTATAATTATTAAACTCACTCTTAGTTGGGAAGAATCTAAGAACAGCTTCACTACCATCAACAGTGGAATCCATAGATCCAAGATCTCTTATAGTATCCACTTGACCATATTGATTAATCATAGATTGACCACTAATCGGATCAAATAATGCATTAACCATCATTAACTGCCTTTCACCTTCAAATAATCTATCTTTCACATATACCATGAATCTGTTTTCTTTATTACCAGAAATATCAAATCTACCTACTTCAGAAAATGCTGTTGTTCTTGGTAAATCATTAAAATCACCACTAATATCATCAATAGAAACAACTCTATTTCCAACAGACTCAGCGTAATCAATCAGAATACGATTCTGGAAAGTGATTTCATCAGACAAATTACCAGCATCAGGAGATCTTGATTTTAAATTTTCTGTAACCAGATCAAAATTGTTTATTTCATGCATACTCTCATATCCTACCAAATCAATAACACCAGTTACTGTTCCAGCAGTTCCAACAACCATTGATGCTTTATTAGCAACTGGTAGATTAGACTCTACTTGCAAATTACTAAATTTCTTGAATCCAGCAGTATGAGTTAAATTATTAACAATATCTTTCCATTTATCCATGAATACCCTAGACTTAATCGCATATGCAAATCTTTGATAATATTCATTTTCATGAGTCACCTGTAGGATATTACTTAGGAAACCAGTTTCATATTCCCAACCATTATTCACCATAGAAAAGTAATCTACTGTAAAGTTAGTGTCAAACGTAAGAATTATATCAGACACTGTTCCTTTAGCACCTGTTACTGTAGATTCTATTAATTTTCCAACTTCAAAATCACTTGCAGCTTCAATGGTTAACCACTGACTTGCAGTATCATACTCAGCAACAACACCAGAAACAGGGCCAACACTAGTTTCAGATACTAATGTTTCTTTTGTGTTAAATGTGTTTGGTTGTAATTCAGCAGTAAATTGTGGGAAATCTCTTTCTCTCACTAATACTGCGGATGATAATGTTGTATCAAAATTACCAGGTGTTTCACCAGTTGGAACATTTCCACCCATACTGTAAGTTACGACACCAACGTTACCTAAATTTTGATGAACTTGTGTTACTTCAAAAGTTTTGTAATCATACTGATCAGAATTATATCCTTTACCTGTAGATCCAACTCCAACACTAGCATTTTCAACTAATACTTTATCACCTATTTCTATGGGAAATTCAGATGCAAGACTATAAGCAACTTTTAATGTTGCTGCAACTGTATCTGAAGATGAGTCATAAACAAGATTTGTTACCCTAATTCCATTCGGATTATTAACAGGAACAATAATAGGAGTAACATTATTCAATCCAAAAGTGTTTTCAATAATATCTACAAATCCCTCTCTATCAGGAGTTGATAGATTGTAAGATAAATCAGCATCATTATCTTTTGCCCTAGTAAGACCATCAAGAAGAACTAATGATGGTGGGTGATTGTATCCCCTACCATAAGAAGTGATACCAACAGATTTAAGACCAGATAGTGCTGATATTTTAATGATCTGAGGAAGTTTTGATTGAGGTCTTAATGTGAAATCTGATGGATAATCGAAACCAATACTTTCAAGTTTTGTTGTTTGAGGAACACCTATTGATCTACTAGAGGCTTCTAAAATAGCCCCAGATCCTGTATCAGAAGTGACAGTAGAAACACCAGGTAATCTAGTGTATCCTTTTCCTTTTTCAGATAATGCAACATCTGCTATAGGGCCATACGCAGTTTTAGATGTGGTATCGTAACTTAATATAGTTGTTGTTGAACTTGTGTATGAATCTTCTTCAGGGAATTTATCTAGATCATATGTAAAAGTATTATCAGAATTTGCAAGAATATTGAATTGACCAGCATAACGACTATCTTTAAAGTTTAGAGAGTTATTTCCTGGTATTTCTCTGTCTAATACAAGTTCTTTGTTTATATCTGGATTATCTGAAGATGTGTTTGCAACTAAGTTATAATAAAGTATTTTTGGAGTATTTTGATTATATGTCAATATCAATTTACCATCAATACCAACAGTTCCAGTTCTACTTACATTAAATGTAGATGATAACTCATTTGATGTATATTCGTGAATAAAATTATAATCTGTGTAAAGTTCTAAATCAAAAGCAGGTAATGTATCTGCAACTTTAATATAAGACAATGAGGAATCAGACAAATCAAACGTTATAGTTCCATTTTTGTAAAATTCTAATGGTGGATTGACAAGACCCAATGTTCCTGCAGCACCTACTGCTGAAACATCTAATGGAACAAATACAGGTCTACTTTGTTGTGTTTGGAATTTACTACCACACAATTTAATTGTATCTTTGTCAACAACATATACAAAGTATTCCTTATCATGAGTTAATCCTCCTACAGCCGTAGTTGCAGTATGAACTACTCTTTGACCAGTGGCCATCTCATGTTTTGCTATGGTAATAGTGTTTTGATTACCAACAGCTCCTGAAGTGTTAACACCAGCTGCTACAAAATCTAGTTCTCTAGCGATTAATTTTCTATTCGCAGCGTTATATTTAATAGGAACTGTTGTAACGATACCTGCATTGACACTTAAAAATACTCTATCATTATGTTTTAATCCATGACTACTAGCTGTTGATACAGTGATTAAGTTTTTCTCAATAGATCCTTTTACTGTTGTGTCATAATTTCTTCTTAAACTATGATATTGACCAGTTCCAATACCAGTAAAATACATTAAACTTTGTTGTTTAATACTAGCTCCGATACCAGTAAATACATCCTCTGGATCTATACCACCACCTGCTGTTCCTAAACCAACTCTAACTGTTGATAATCCAATAAAATCATCACTCAATTTTGCAACAAATAAAGGAACATTTTCTGAAAGACGATCTGCTACATCAAACAAATTAGCTCTAGCACGATTAGTTGCAATACCTAATGCATTTCCTGTATTTCGATTATATATTACTTGATCTCCAGTTTTAAATTTATGGTTTGGTAAACGTATAGATCTAGTGGGTAAGAATATCTGACTTGGGCCGCTACCAGGATTCAAAATTGTTGCAGTCGTTCCTATTCCAGGCCCAGCAGTGGTTCCAACACCAACAGATTCTACTGGATTGAAATAATATTCAACATCAACCTGATTATTAAAGTCAGTATTAAAACCAACATCTATAGTAAATTTTCTAGGATCTTCTTCTATTGGTGTTCTAATAGTATGAGCAACTCCAGGCCCAGCATCACTTAAATTATTTTGATTCCTTAATACTCTTATTCTAGAATTTGCAGCATCAATATTCAATATTTTAACTTCTTCCATTTGAGTGCCAACACCAACCTTCAAAATATCATTTTCTCTTAGACTTAAATTATTAAGACTAGCATTTGGAGATGGTAATTGACCTAGAACACTAAAGAACGTAACTAATCCAGAGACAGAAATTTTTGGTATAGCTTCAGAGACTATTAATTTTGAAGATGATATTCCAATATCATAAGACTTACCACCAATTTTGGAACTTGTTGTTGATATTCCTGCAACATAAACTTTATCACCATTTTGTAAATTTAATGGAGTAGTATGAACTCCGACAAATCTACCTCTTTCGTTAGATGGATAAAATTCTACGTTATTTAATTTAGTATTAGTGACTGCAATAGTTCCAATACCAGGCCCTCTTACTTTAGATACCTTTCCAACGGTTTCAAAATTTTCAGCAACTTTTTCTTCAAAAACAAGTTTGTCACCAACTTGATACGAAGTTCCACCAGTAACAACACCAACTTTATCTACAGATCCCTCTGAGGCATATACAATAGAACCCTCTTGGGTAACATATTTGTATGATTGACTTACATAATCATAAGAACTATTATCTTGTAATAATTCATAGGGTTCAGTATTTCTTACCCAATTAGTTTTATTTAAGTTAATTTGGTCTTGATTATTTTTAGATAAGAAGTTAAATTTATTTGGTTGTGCTCCAAAATTTTCACCTATTAAGTATGGGAATTTTGGTTTCTTAAAATTATCAAATGGGTCACTAGAATCGTCAGTAACTGTTGATTCGAGAGTTGCAAAGTATGCATATGTTCCATTTGGATACTCAGGAGTTACACCATATCTTCCGTTATTTTCATCAAGATAACTTTCATCAGTATTACTATTCCATGTAAAGTCTTCAACAAAAAACTCTTGTGGAAAAACACTAGTAGGAGGTCTATTTGTTTTTAAATCTACAGAATATCCAGAATTAAGTTGAGTTACTGACCCACCAGTGCTCTTCTCATATCCATACGGGCCATATATTGGAAGACCATCATATGCCCAACCGATGATCGGTGAGTGTTGCGTTCTATCTTGTTCCACACCACTTGATAGAGTTAAGTCTCTACTACCATATAAAGCATCACCATCAGAGTTATTTTGGTATAATACTTTTCTTAAACCTCTTGGTGCGTATGCATGTGAGCATTGTAGTTCAAGACCAATTTGTGTTGGTTTCTCTATGAATACATCAGAATCATCTATGTTGGTAAAATTCTTTCTAACTTCATTTACTTGCCATGTTTTAAGATTGACATTAAATATAGCAAATTCACCAGCAGACTCTACATTTAGTGAAGTTGTAGAAGCACCGTATCCAATACCTCCCTTAATTATTTTAACATTTCTAATTTGACCATCCACTATTTCTGGAACTAACTCTGCACCAGTTCCAATACCTGTAACTGAAATACTAGGAGGAGTGTTGTATGATTGACCTCTGTTTTGAATTGCAACGTCAATGATCTGGCCGTTAGCAACAACGGGTAACAATTCACCACTTACACCAGTGTATAAGTCAACTCTAGGTGATCTATTAAAGTTAAGTATTTCAGAAGCACCGTATCCAACTCCACCATCCGTTAAGTGAATAGATGTTATTTCACCTCTGAAGAGAGGTTGGGGAACACATTGGAAATTATTACCCTCAATTGAATTAATACCAACCTTACCTTCAATCGTTACGACAATAGGATCATAATTAAAACTATGAGTTGCAACTCCAACTGATGTAAAGTTTTCATATTGTTTAGTTTTGAGATAAAAATCTTTCGCAGTTGTTCCGACACCTACAGTTGATAATTTAAAGTTATTACCATCTATAACATAAACATAATATTTTTTACTATCAGAAAGACCTCCTATAGCAGTTCCATCAGAATCAGCAGTATATGTTACAATCTCACCTGTCTTATAATCATGGTTATTAATTGTAATTATATTAAGTGCAGTATTGATACCAGTTGGTTGGCATGTTTTAAGTTTATTTTCATATCCTTCACCTGGTTCTAATACATTTATACTACCAACTTGCGATTTACCCTCAAAGGATCTAAACTGATGGTTTCCTTCTCCAAAGGTTCCAATACCAATAGTGTTAATACCAGAAACTGCTTCATTTAAGTTTTTATGAAGTCTAATTGTTTTTTCAGGATACCACTTTTCTCCATTATAATCCAACCAGCTGGATATTGTAGTCATTCCAGCAGGAGCATCTGTGTTAACATAATATATTGCACCAGTGCTTAAACCAGATAAAGCCTTCTCTCCAAGGGTATCATATATGACTTTTTCATAATTTCTAAACTTATGATATGTTAAAAATCCAACGTTAAAGTCATCACCAGTTCCACCAAACACAATTGTTTGAGATCCTGAACCAGAATTAAATACCACTTGATGAGGAACTGTAACCATTTTACATTCTGCTACAGCACCACTTCCATTTCCTCCACTTATTGATACTTTAGGAATATCAACATAATCAAAACCTGGATCTTGAATTCTTATTTCTTGTAAACTACCTCTAGTTGCCACAAATCCAGTAGCACCTGTTCCAACACCATCATTAATTGCTAGTTGAGGTGGATTTATAACATCATACTTTCTACCACCACCAGTTACGTCAATTGATTTTATATCACCGTAGTAACAAAGATCTTGAGACTTATAACTTAATATTTCAACACCATTAATTAAAATACCATTATATCCAATTTCTGTTTTATACTTTTTACCATCATAAACTGGCATGTCAATTTCTCTAAACAGTTTTTGAGGTAAAATTTGTTTTCTATGAAATTCATATTTT